AATGATAAGTTATTATGAGTCAGGACAAAGACCAATAAGTAAAACAGTTTCTATTTTAACGAATAGAATATATCAAGATGAGAAATAGGAGAGAAAGATGCAAGTTAAATGCGATAAATGTAAATCTAATCATGGCAATAAAGAGGATATGAAAAACAACATATCAGAGAAATTACTTTGTGATGATTGTTATACTGAGATTAGATACATAATAGCAGATGAGCTAGGTTTAGATAATCTTAGTGAATTAAATTTATAGGAGAGAGACATGAATACTTATGAAATAATAGTTAAGTCTACAGTTTTAGAAAAACATATTGTAGAAGCAAAATCAAAAAAAGATGCAGAGAATGAATGGTCAATGGGTAGTGGCGATTATCAAGAAACTATAGAGCAATTCGATACAGTCATTGAAGAAGTAAAATTACTTTAAAAAAAACGAGTCTATCTCTATCTATGCACTGCTATAGCAGTGCATAGATATGTTAACAGTTATACTATATTACAAACTCTAATATTTTTTTTAATTTTTATAGTTTACATTCATCAAAGCTAAGATACATAAACTATGTTTTGATCGTTGCCATACGGCTTTGCTTAGTCAGCATAGCTGATTATACAAACGAGAAAAAACCTGTCAAGAAAATAATTTATCTTGGATATTCTTGCTTACATAACCATGCACAAAACGAGTTACATCTCTCATTCTTCTTTCACTATCTGATAGCTCTGTATAGTACACCCAATAGGCTTCTAAAGTCATTCTTGCCATAGGTTCATTACATTGAGGTAGTACATTCATAGCCAACAAAACATCTATATACTTTTCTTTTGTTTTGGAAAGACGAGCTTGCTTTTTAAATACTTGAAAATCAGTCTTTGGCATTGGCACACTCATAACCTGTCATTACATAACCAATAATATCTTGCCAACTATCTGTATGGTCAGGTGTTTCCATAAGTCTAGCTTGTTTTACGGCTATCATACAAAGAGCTACTTGTTCAGGTGTAACGTCAGTATCTAACAACACAGACCATAGACGAGAAATGCGAGTATGATTATCTATGATAGAACCATAATCTTCTCCTCTTTCTTGTATAACTTCAGCAGTCTTTTGTAATAAATCAAACTTATCCATAAAATAATTCCATCTGTTTTACGTTTTCTTTTAATGTTTTTTGGTAAACTATGATTGGTCGCTTACTAGCACTTTCTTTTTGATTTAACCACGAAGAAGTAGTTTGTAATATTGGTTTATACCCTATCGCTTTCCAATATGTGTTAGCTTCTAAATCATAAGCAACTCTACATTTAATTTTTGTAAATCCTCTTAACAAACTTTCTTTGTAAACAATTTCTTCTAACAATAAAGCTCTGTGCCAACGCCTAGCATCTTCCTGAACAACAACCTGAAATATATTAACAGGATCATTTGAGAAAGAAGCATAACAAAAACCTGTCAAATCGTTGTTATCAACAGTTACCCATATTTTTGAGTATGCCCACCTATCTCTATTATCTAATCGTTTCTTTTCTAATATGCTAAGATAAACATTTTTAGGTATAAAACCTAAAGCAGAACCATTTTTTCTTCTCAATGATTCAATGTAAAAGAAATCATTAGATACTGCTTCTCTAACTATTGTTTCCATAATATTCACAACTTTCTTTAGCTTCTTGTATCGTGGCTGTTTTGTAAAAGATTGGTGTAAATGCACCAACATAAGCACCAACAACATTGTAGTAAAAATAATCAACGGCTTCTTCGTCTGTCATGCCATCTCTTTTCATCAATACATCAATACATTTATAGTAATCATATATTGCAACTTCTTCCGAGTTTGGGTTTGGTATTGCAACACCCATAAACGCTTTTTCAAATCCATCAGCTAATAACATCTCTCTCCCTCACTATGTAAAACCATGTATCTATATCAACCTCACAAACTAAGTCATGCCCAGCACTAAAGTTCCTAGACAATACATCAATAGGAATAACACACTTTATTGGACAGTTGTTAAACTTGTATATCAAAACAGGTGTAAGACCTAGCAGCTTAGCTGATTCTCTTGTTTGTTTTAGCCAAGATTGTTTGTAAGTAGTTCCTTTTTGATAGGCTTTACATTCAATAGACCACCTGGGAATTACTATGTCAGCTTGTCCTTTAGCTTGGTATTGGTCTAAGTTTCTCTTGGCATCTATGTTTAGATTGTCTTTGATTAGCTTGCATATCTTTCTTTCAAAAGATGCACCCTTGTTGCGACTATCTGCCAT